TGTTACTTTTTTCTTATGAGCTTCTGCAGCATCGGCAGCGTCTTTTTCAGCCTCTGCGGCTGCATCGGCAGCGTCCACTGCCGCTCTTTGCGCCTCTACCCGCCGCCAAAGCAACATGGCAGCGTTTATCTGAGCAGGGGACATCCCATCCACAGCCATGTTGTATTTAAGTTGCGCTTCAGTACCTTGTTATAAAAGAATTAGCTCAGACTCCATGTTATGGAGAAAGGTCTCTAACGCATCATTACCCCTATCTTTAACTGCTTTAGTTTCTTCTTCTTTTTTCTTAGCTTCCTCTAAAGCTGGAACCGTCCCTTCTAAAGCATCTTTGTACAGTTTTTGAATCTTTTCTGCTCTCGTTATCTGATGAACGTGTCCCTGGATTGATTCATCCAACTTAGTCAACTGAGCATTGAAACCTTTTTGAGGATCAATTCCTTCTTGTATCTGGGTTACATAATCCTGTATTGCCTCAGCCGCACCATCGGTCCCAGTCTTTAGAGCATAATAAAGATCTCGCAATTTTTTTGCTTCATCGCGAGTTATTCCAAATCTACTAGCTACTGTTCCTAATTCATCAGAAATTCCTTTCAGGGCAATATCAACGTCAGAAACAAAGATACCTGCCATAGTTTCATTCAATGATTCCATGGCATCTTTTGACTGATTCAAGCTAGTAACTAAAGCTTGTCGAAGTGATGCATTTGCAAATCTTTCGCTTTCTTTAGCTAACTCAGTAAATTCCTCTGCAAGATTTGCAGTAGAATTTATGAAATCTACTTTCATGATGCTAGAAGCTGATTTCACAGACTCTTCTAACTCTTCCAATGCAGTTTTAGTTTTGGATATCTTAGGAAACAGATATGTAGCTATTGCTGCGCCAACAGCTAGCACGGCACCGACCAAAGCCCCTCTTTGTCCAAATAATGACGCTACCTGGCTGCCCTGCTGGCCGAACACGAGCATTGCATTTGTGCCCATCTGCAACTGCACCGCAACGTCCTGAACCTGATGGCCTAGCTGACCTAGACCGCCACGCATCAATCTAAGCCCTTTAGTTGAATCGGTAGTTTCTTTTTGTGTCTTTTTAAGAGCCGCTACTCTGCTTCGCTCTGCCATGACCGCATCAATCTGAGCCTGAGTAGCGCCCATCTGAGCAAGCTTGTATTGCTCAATTTCATCTTCAGTCATGTCGAGCGTTGCAGCTTCGTCACGCAATGCTTGTATCTTTCGATCTATAGCGCTGGTCAACTGGTCTGACTGGCGTTGGGCATCCTGCTGTTCTTGCACAAGGCGCTCTTGTTCAGCCGCTTGCGCTTGAATTGCATCTATTGCGTCGTATGCTTTGTTGATTTGCTGTATCTGAGCATCGGTTGCACCCAGCACGGCAGCGTTATACAAATCAAGTTCTTTGGAAGACAGCCTCATAGCCCGGACTTGCTTGTCCAGGGCTGAGACTATTTGATCAACACCTTGTTCGCGAAATGCAGCGGCTACTTTTCTTGATCTCTCAGCATTGCGCTGAAAGGACATGAAGCCTATTTTTGATTGGTCATCTACTAGGAGGCGGGCTAGTACCGCGTCTGACATTGCCATTTTTTTCTTGCCTTTCGTGCCTTAACTTATAAAAGGTCCACCAATGATCAAACTCAGCTACAGTCATTGCAAGTATTGTAGATAATGGCTGACCAAGTTTGTCGGCTAACTCATACATGTAATAGAGTTCAGTCGGGTTCCCTTGGTCATTTATGAGTTTTTTTCGCGGTCCTCCTCATCAACTGATGAGTTAAGAACGAAGGTAGCAACACGAGTCACAACATCAGGGTCTACCTTGGTTTTTAATGCCATCTTATCTTCGAGAGAAAAGACAGGATCGCCTTGCTCATCACAAGTCCCCAAAATAACAGCAAAGATGAGAAATTCAGTATTATCTGAGTCTGCACGAGCAAGCATTTTAGACTTGTCGTGCAGCGTCAGATTCTTAGCATACAAGGTAGTGCCCCATTCAGGCACTTCCAATTTCCTAGTTTCTTTGCTGTTGAAATGCTCTACCGCAGCTTCAATCAGCTTGCTCATTAAGAGACAACACCTTCAGTAATTGCGCCATCACCTTGGAAAGTGATAGATGCTTCTACTAGACCGTCAAAGCTAGTCGATTTAGATACACCCGTGATAATACAAGTGCCAGCAAGACTTACATCGCCTGCAGTATTTCCTTCTGGCAGAAAAACGATAGCAACGTTATCTGCGCCAATCGTCAAAGCATCTTGGCCAGCATCATCTGGATCCCAATAAACATCTGCTGATCCACTAAATGATGTTAAAGTTGCGCTATACGTCCTAGCCGTTGCGCCCATAGTTGTTGTTTCTACCGTATCGGCAGTTTCTTCAATTGAAAAACTTCTTAAATTTGCAACGGCAGTGCCACCCACTGTGATAACGCCGTCTCGACCAATATAAGTCGCCATTAGTTAGCCTCCTCGACTATCTCTTGTTTCACATCGGCTTCAGGCAAAGCCTTCGGCTCATCTTTTTTTGGTTTAACATTTTTTGGTGCTGGGTGTTCTTTCGACCAACCTTTAGCCGTGAATGATTCAACCTTGCTGGGATGCACGTTTACTTCCGCGCCATTCTTATACATCTTCATAAATCACCTATACTGCCGTTTCTGGCGCATTGGTTATTGTTCTGTATTGTACGACAAAATTCATCGTAGCAACACCTACAGGGTTCTCCCCCTCGCCATTAAATTCAATATCTGTAGACTCTAAATGATTGAATTTGGCGGTGCCATTTAGCTTTCGATCATTAGCCATAGCAGTCTCAACTTCAGCGCAGATCGTATCTACTACATCATCAAAATTGCTATTAACTTTCACATATGCTTCGACAACCAGGGTTAGTTCCCTGGCAAGCCCAATAGTCGATCCGATGACATCTGCATTTGATGTCTCAGACTTAGTGTAAATGACCAAGGCTGGAAGATTAGACTCGTTCAGCGCATAGACCCGCGACTGATAAACATTGTTCCCGGTGGTTGATAACCCAGTTAGGATCGTCCCGACACGTTCCCTGATTTGCTGCCTCACATGGCTCATTGTTCTTCCAGAACTATTTCAGAGATACCTGTCCCATCGGGCCTGATGTTAACTACTTTATGGGTGACGGCATTAATGACCATACTGTCCCCATGCGCAATAGATGGCGCGTCTGCCGTCCTGATAACCGCTATTGGCTGATTAACTTCTACCGCCACGGAACCTGATTCGACAGAATAATAATCGTTCAACAAGATACAACGAATGACAGATGTTGAGCCGCCTTCCGGGGTGTATGAACAATCTACCCCAAAGTCAGTAAGCATAACTAATCTGTCATCGGCTGTCTCAACCATGCTTCGGTGGCCGTCCTCGTTTCTTCGGAGCCTCGTCCGAATCTTCTAGGCCGACTGACCTGTTTTCGACCACCGGCTCATCGTGTGGAACGATTCTGCCCATAGCCATTAAATCTTTAACACTGCTTTCGGATACATCAATAACGCTACCCGCGTTATGCGAGGCACCGTCAATTCTGCAGCTTTTCAGTACTTTATATTTCATAGATCACCAAGAATCGGGGGACCGAAGTCCCCCTTATCTTATTAGCTACCGCCGTCATTACCCAGAGCGAAGGATACTGCGTGACGTACTGCCACATCCATCGTTTGGATTGCACGGATTCGGATAGTTCCTGAGAGACCATTGGTATATGGGTCTAGCAAGAGATCAAGGCCGCCCCAGAAGCCAACAAGGAGGTCGCTGAAGTTCCCAAAATAGAGATCACCAGTTTCAACCTGATTGGAAACGATGACGGGATATCCGTTCATGCTGTTTCCACCGTCGATGACAAACTGAGCAGTGTTAGATGCTTTCTCAGTGGTTTTCAAGCCGCCATACATGTTTGCAGACATGATGTAAGCAAGGTTACCCATAAGAGCGTTGTCTTCAGCAACTACCGTTTCCATTTCCACTACCTTCGCGAAAGAAGGAACAGTGATCGGAGCCGTTCCGAAGTCTACCGTGTTGATTCCGGCAGTGTTCTTGATGCCAGTAGGCTGACCAGAAGCACCAGTACCACGAAGTGCAGCAAGGTCCATAGCAAGAGCGATGGCTTGTGCAATATCGTCACGAACCAGAGCTTCCATATCCATGGTCTGCTGCTGGATCATTCTTCGCGTAATTTGTGCATATGCGCCTAAATCTTTCGGAGTGAGAGAAATCTGACTGAAGGTAGGCTCGGTTTGAGCAACATCAGCGCCTTCCGCCGCAAGCCATGCTGCAGTTGATGCAGTAGCTTTCTTCGGAATGGTTACGTCTGATGACAAACCGTTCAACGTGCGAGCGCCAGCTTGCATAACAGAAGAAGCGTTTCGCAGAACGTCGATGAAGTCACCAGCGCGGAAATCTTCCGTCAATACGTTGGAGTCATCAGTCGTGTTCAAGTCACGAGTCCAGTTACGCAATACATCAGCGGGCAGCATTACACCCATTGAGGTGCGGCCATACTGCTGACATGCAGCGGCAGAACACTCAAGCTCAAATGCAGCTTCTGCTTGTGCGCGACGATCAGTCGGGTTAGCCAAAGCATTAACTGCGCGAAGGATTGAAAATCGCTTCACTTCGTTCTTGCTAAGACCGATTTCTTGGTTTTCCAAAGCCTTATCAGAACCGATTCGCTCCAGTAGCAT